CTTCAACCAGACCCCAGAAATTAGCCATCCTCTGATAGGCAGCATTAGGACTTGCAACCGTTGTAGGAGCTAGTGTTACAGGCTGATTGTAAATATTCAGAGAGCTATACACGGTTTTTCCTCATAGTACCATTACTTTTAATATATTCTAATTCCTGTTCGCTTGCCTGCCCTACCATATAGCAAATTAAATTCACGATAAATTAAATAACCAAGAGCATCATTCATATGGTCATATCCATTCTGTTTGTCTGGATCTCCTGTTTTTTCATCGTAGCTTTGCAACTCAAGGCACTCAATCAGACGAGAGCAACGGGCATGAATCTCCAAACGTCGTTCGTTTTTCCCGTTTTGTAGTAACGCATTGACGGTTGCAACTCTATCTTTGATAAAGGGATTGCTCTTGAGAGCCATTGAACTGAATCCGTAACTTTCGAGGATTGCAATGTCTGTTTTTGATGCATTAATCGTTGAACGTGCTGAACCACTTGCGTCTGGATAAACTAAGATTCTGTTTGAAGGATAACGTCTGAGTAACTCTTGTGCCAACGCATCTGTATCTTTTTGTTTGGATATTTCATCAATGATCACCAGCTTATCACCATCTCTCACACCAATGACGCAGTTGCAGTTCATCACATTGAAATCGATACCGCAAAGTAAAGTCTCCATCTTGATATCAAACGGTATTTTATTGATGACATGATGCTCCCTGGAGAACCTGTTATAAACTTGTCCGCTAGTTAAATTGACCCATTGTCCAAGGAGATAAGCCTTTATTAACTGCGGTGGATAATTTTCCTCAAGAGATTGAATAAAGTTGTCGGGTAAATATGGGTTATCTTTTGTTCTTGCCTGGATCAATCCTGTGTCTGATTTTTTATTTTTTTCAAATGTTTCAAATGCCCAGCCATGACCTTCGGGAGTTGTTGTTGCATAAAACTGCTGAACATTACCTGATCTAAGTCTTGCTAGTGCCATGTTCATTGCGCTTTCTGCCTCTCTTTTTGGGATAGTGTCTGCCTCATCAAATCCCACTGCACAAAGATTCTGGCCTCGTAAACGTTGATAAGTAAGCATTGTTCTCAGCAAAATCGTATGTGTTCCCTCTGCAAACTCCAAAGTATATTCCGCTAAAGGGGAAGCTCTGAAACTGTAAGGTATCTGCCATTGATCTAACAGTTCATTCATCGTTCTTTGCAGAATATCTCTAAGCATTGGCGCAGTCGGTTCAAAGATTGCTGACACATGACCAACATTGAGTGCTGCCAGTATGCAAGATTTTGAAATTAATGCGTGAGTTTTGCCAGCACCAAAACCACAGACTAGAGCAAGTTTTCTATGATCCATGTCTTGGCAAAACTCTGCTTGATGCGGAAGTAAATCTTGTGATATACGTTCTATCGCCTGCTCTGCTGTCGGCAAATCATAAGCACCGATTTGATATAAAACTTTTCCAGGTTGAACTGTATCTAAAATGCTCACGAAATAATCTGTGCAAGTTTAGCTGCTGTATTGATTGCACCGAGGGCAATATGCAAATGACCTTTTTCTCTTGCTTCCACTTGAAGCGTTGCAGCCTGCGCTAAAAGATTCGCCACCATTTCAGGTCTTTCCATATCCCAATCGGCTTTCATTTCGGCTCTGACGATCTCTAAATACTTATCTACAGATTTATAACCAACCCCCCATTTTTTAGAGGCATATTCTATGCAGTCGGATCTACGACCACCTTTAGCAATAATCTTGCCAAGTTCTCGTGACCTCATGAGAGTTTCTATTTTTGTACCTTTTTTAGCCATTACATAGATGTTACACGGAAAAGCGAGAATATGAATATTTGTGTAATTTGAGACTCATTTGAGACTGCAAGGTGTTCCCACGTTCTCAAGTGTTCCCAGAAATGCTACAAACTTACCTAACACTATATTTCCCTATATATTACCTATTATTATATTTATATATAAAACATAGAGAACATAGAGAACATATATATATAAGATAGTTATATCAAGGATTTTAGCCGTTCCCAGTAGTGAGAACAGGGGTGAGAACAGGTGAGAACCACACCCATTTAGGTGTTCCCGCCACACGTTTCCTTTTACGTTCATAATGTAAGGATTTGAGAATAGATGAGACAGTCATTGTGTCAGATTTTGTCTGTCTTTCTATTGGTTTCTCTATTGCTTCGGCTAAAAGAAGTTCTATTGTTATATCCTTCATAGCATTAGCTGGATCGTTTAGATAGTTGGTTATTACAGAAAGCCAAGGAGAATCGACCATATAACCAAGATTTTCTTTTTCAATTTGGTTTTCCTGTTCGTAAGAAAGAAAATGTGATTCATTATTTTTGAATAGATTTATTGCAGCAGACCATAAGGCATCACGCTCAAGCTGTAGTGCATCAAGATCAATAGATTTTATTGTGCAGGGAATTATATGGAAGCGCCTATTTCCTGTATCATCAATCAGCAGACCAGAATCACGGTTACTGCTTCCCACGATAATGCCACGCCTTGGCCATTCTTCAACAGCCTTACCATATGGAACTCTTAAAAGATCTGTTGACCTTGATAGAAATGCCTTTACAACCCCTGCGTGTTTGCGACTTGTGACCCCGTCAATTTCGCTCCATTCCATTCCCCATGAACGGTGAAGGACAAGAAGATCATCTTTGGAAGAAATGTCACCAAGAGCATCTGAGAAGAAGGGGCCAAATAATGTCTGCCAGAATGATGATTTCTTTATACCCTGTGAACCTTGCAAGACGGTAGCGGTGTCATGTTTGCAACCTGGAATATAAACTCTTCTTACTGCATTTATGAGTGTAAGTTTAAGCATTACATCATATATGGTTGGATCTTTCAGTTTTTGATCCTGTGGTCTTAAATATGTGGAGGCCAATCTTTCTATGCCATAGAGTTCTGGTTGTATTTCGTTGTAGCAATGATCAAGATATAGCTTTACAGGATCATATTCATTTTCATGAGCAACTTTTAGAAGGCAGTCAATAGCCATTTCTTTTGGCACTTTATAACCAAGTTCTGCAAGTGTGAGGTAAAAAAGTTCAATATTTTTAATTACTTTGCCATCCATTTCAATTGAATGAGAAAAGGTATTAAATCGAATTTCCTGTTTTAGGTTGCGTAAAAAGTTTATAAGTTCCTGTGATGTAAGTTGTTCTAATTTACGAGGAACAGGAATTGATTCTTCTGTTGGTTTTATTGAAGTTGGAAAAGAGCGAGCTGGAGGGGTCCAACCATCTTCTGATGCAAACTTCTGGAGAGTACCTAAAGAAACACCTGAAGATTTAAAAGATGCCCATTTCTTTTCACATTCTCCAGATTGATATTTGCTGTTTTTCTGTGATAGCTGTTGCCAATCGTGTAGTAATGAATTATCACCGACAGAATGTGCAGCCATGCCTATTTTTAGCCAATCATCATAATCATCAAGCCGATTTGGATTGATTGATTGGAGAAGTGAACGTGCTTTATCAGTATCTGAATTTAGGGTTTGAATTTGTGGTGTCTTTTTCTTCTGCTCCATCATCTTTTGAATTATGGCGAAAGGAGCTTCTGCAATTTCCAGATCTTTTGGTGATCTTCCATCCATCCACCTATAGCCGTCAGTCTTTGGATGTTTACCAGACACTATGGATTGCGTACCATTCCACCGCAGTTCAATCTGCTCTACTGAACCATCTTCATCTTTTACACCTGTCTGAAATTTGCGTGTTTTTATTTTTGACCAATACTTTTCTGGAACTTGGTAAATTATTTGAAACCTACCGACACGACCAGATGTGACCATCCATGATGGAGGTAACGATGAAAGTGAAAAACCCCACTCACCTAATATTTTTGCTGCTGATGGGCCATCATGATCAAGAAAAAGTAGGCCACCTGAAGGGACACCACAACAAACACCGATACCTGTAGATTTTTTAGAGGATATTTCTTTAAATAGTTGTGAGCGTGTAAGTGGATTATTCTGCCAGTCGTTTTGATAAGGTCTTTTATTTTGAACGGCAACAAAACCCCAGTGCTTGGGAAGGCCAAGCAGTTCTTCTTTTATATCCATTGTTATGCAGCATGCTCCATTCTTTCTGAAACTATTAGTCTGAGTAAACAGGATCTTGATTCAGACCCTTTGTTATCATCAAGCCATTTTATCTGACCTTGCGAGAGTTGAATATTAATTGTTTTTAATGTTTGCTCTTGTTCCATATCTAGGGTTGTTTATGTGTAACTATAGGGTAAGATAGCACCATATACAGTATGGTCAATGGTTAAATTAAGAGAATATCAAAAAGCAGCAAGCAGAAAGTTGACCAAGCTTTGTCAGACTAAAAAATGTGCATATCTTAGTGGTGAATGTAGAACAGGAAAAACACTTGTTGCATTATCTGTTGTCAGAAATATGGCATTTGAAAAGGTGTTGGTAATTACCAAGAAAAAAGCAATACCCAGTATAAAAAGTGATGTTGAAAAGATGAATCTTGAAAAGGTAGTATCCATAACTAACTTTGAGCAGTTAAAAAATTTTAAGGGAACAAGTTGGAACATGATCATCGTTGATGAAGCCCATAGTGTGGGAGCATTTCCAAAACCATCTCAACGATATCAGAATATCTTGCAGCTTAGATATAACAGCATTATTCTGATGAGTGGAACACCAAGTCCTGAAAGCTTCAGCCAGCTTTATCATCAATGGTCTTTGACACCTTTTCTGTGGAGTAAATATCAGAATTTTTACAGATGGGCTAGTGATTATGTTGATGTAAAGGAGAGAAGGGTAGGAACTGGTGTTGTAATCAAGGATTATTCAGATGCTAGGCAAAGCAGAATATTGAGGGATATTGAACCTTATACAGTGCAGATGACACAAAAGGAGGCAGGCTTTACTCAGGAAGTAGAGGAAGAAGTGCATCTGGTCAAGATGTCCAGAAGAACATACAGGTTGGCTTTGAGAATTATTAAAAACGGTGTTATTGGTAATCCTGGAGGAAGATCAGTTGTTTCCGATACTGGTGCAAAGGTGATGAGTAAATTAAGGCAGATTTATAATGGCCATGTGATCACTGAAAGCCACGGTGCTGTTGTTTTTGATAAAAGCAAGATTGAATATATTAGAAATAATTTCAGTGGAAGGATTGCCATTTTATATTGCTTTATAGCAGAAGCCAAAATGCTGAGAGAAAGTTTTGGTGCTAGGGCAACAGATGACCCTGATATATTCAATGCAGTAAGTGATTCTGTTTTCATTGGTCAGGTCAAGAGTTGCAGGGAAGGTGTTAATTTAAGCAGTGCCGATCACTTGATCTTTTTGGGGATAGATTACTCTGCACTAAGTTATTTGCAGGGCAGGGAAAGGGCAAGTTTTCTTGGTAGGGATAGAAAAAATAAGATCCATTATATTTTTGCAGAGAAGGGAATCGAGCCAAAAGTTTATCAGGTAGTACAATCAAAGGAAAGCTATACGATCAAGCATTACAGAAATGACAGAGGCTCAATATCAGAAGAAGCTGATCGACAGGCACGAGAAAGAAGGGTGGACAGTAATCAAGTTAATTATGTGCAACAAAGCTGGTTTACCTGATTTGATATGTATGAAACCAGATGAGGTCAAGTTCATTGAGGTCAAAGGGCCAAAGGGTAGATTGAGTGAGATCCAAAAGTATAGGATTGAAGAGTTGAAAGAAAAAGGATTTGATGTAAAAGTAATGAAACCTTGTTGACGCTTGTTGACACCTGATGTAATATAAAAGTAAATCAATCCCTTATACAAATGTTTTTCAAAAACGATCCTTACCATTCAAAAGCTTATAAGCATCTTCTTAACCTAGAAGCTCAGTATGTTGCCGAATGCAGAGCAATTAATAAGTTGCCAATAATTGACAACGTATTCTTACCTTCAGGAGATATTGATATTGATAAATCAATAGTTGAAATGAATAAATTAATAAAAGAGGTTACAAAATAACCTCTTAACATTGTTGACAGTTGTTGACACTTTGATTATAATTAATGGTATAGATACAACCCCCTCAAATGACCTACTGGCACAATCACGAATTTAGACATGAGCTAAGAAGCGTTGCAGCTCGTTTCCCAAAAACTTATCAAAAAGTTGGCAAGATTCTTGAAGAAAAAGGAATTCTTGAATATCAAAAAGATTGGAAAAACCAGACAAAACAAGATCTTTTAAGAGAGTGGTTAGGAATCATTCAATATATGCCAAAGCACGTTATTCCTTATGGTGGTATGGGAGATGACAAGAAATGGGGTGAATATGATTGGACAAAAATTACTATGGAGTTAGCAAAATGATTACTAAATTCACACCATTAGAAATCGAGATCATCTTAGACAGACCCGAAGAGTGTATTGTCGAATGCTCATGTGACTTCTACGAAGAAGACATGATCAAAAAATACGGTGATCGCAACACTACTAATGAGATCATCAAAGAATATTCAACAGAAAAAGATGGTCGAACTGTTGAGCGATTGGTATATCCAGAACAAGCAGTAGAGGATAGTTGCCACAAACTCTACAGGCATTTAGAAAAGCACAAGACATTACCTGAGTTAAACATAATTGACAAAATGGTTTTGGATGATTGCATATCTGGTAGCACAATGGACAGAGCATACGATCACAGTAATCAGTATGGCGGTAAAGTTGCAGCAACAGCTAGACGATTAATTGACAAGTTAGAAAAGCTAGGTGTTGAGTTTAGTTGGGCAGAGAGGTGGTATTAATGAAAAAACTAAAATTATTAGACACTTTCAGTGGTATAGGAGGTTTTTCTTATGCTGCTGAAAAACTTGTTGGCGGTTTTGAAACTACACAATTCATTGAAATTGATCCATACTGTCAAAAAGTCCTTAAAAAACATTGGCCACACATCCCTATCCACGATGACATCAAAACATTCACAGCAAAGCCTTTTCAATATGACGCAATCTGCGGAGGATTTCCGTGCCAGGACATCAGTACCGCAGGCCGAGGTAAAGGCATCACGCAAGAAACCAGATCAGGTCTTTTTTACGAACTCATCAGAATCGTACGCATGGTACGACCCAAATACATCATCTTGGAAAACGTGGCAGCGATCCTTAATAACGGATTGGACATTGTTCTCGGAGAGCTTTCCGAAGCAGGGTACGATGCAGAATGGGCAGTTATATCTGCAAGTTCATTGGGAGCCTGTCATCAGCGATCAAGATGGTGGCTCGTTGCCTACCCCAACAGCAATGGATACCAAAGACAATGCTCTGAAACACGCAACAAAGTTACTTCAGGGCAAGACTCACAGATCATCAGGCCAACCAATACAAGTGACCTTAAGCGATGCAGTGATGATAGAAATGATCAAAGAGAATCCAGAACTTCTGGAAATTTATCAAAATCATCAGATGGAGGAAAGACCATATCTACCGACACAGGAAGAATTTGTAACTTATCTAAGACGACAGACAACAATAAAAGAATTGACAGCCAAAACAACTATCAAGAAAACAACGATAGAACATTGGTTTCGGAAGGACAAGAAAGGATTCAGTTATCCTTCGATAGAGAATTGGGAAGAGATAAAACCACATTTGAAAACAATTCAATTCGACAAAGAGATGACAACAGTTCAGAGCAAGGAATGGACAACCAAAACTCCAATGCTTCCGACTCCAACAGTTTGCAACGATTCGATGTATTACGACAAAAGCCCGAAAAAAGACAAGAGACACAGCAAGGGATTGGCAATAGAACTGATGGATCTGCAAATGCTTCCAACACCCAGGACA